TTGTTTATAAATGTTTCTTTAATAAAACTAGCTTCTTCGTAACTGATAGGCAAGTCTAAGTTAACACGTAAGTACATGTTAGGTTTAATTAGTGTTGCTTGTTCGTCAATTAGTTGACTAAGTTTAACAGTACGATACTTAGGACAGTCTGGCCAATTACGGTATTCAGGTTCTTTATCGTTTTCACGATCAAGTATCATCATACCTCGATCATCGTCCCATGCATCAGCATAGTTGTGCGGAAATGCATTACCTAAGTAATGTACTACACCTTGTTGCTGTCGCTTATGGAAATGTCCACTAAACACATATGATTGGTGTTTAAAGTCTTCAGCTTTTAGCTCTCCGTGATCAGGCATTTGTACCATAGCGTTCATATAGAAGCTAGGTAACTCAAAATGACCAAAAACATACTTGCTTTTAAGGCTTCTAAGTTGTTTCCATTCGTCTCCAACCAGCCAAGGTACAATAGTTACATCTTCAATTGTAGTAATTTCATCTACAAAAGTAATACCTGGAATATGTTTAGCAAATGCTGTACTGTTAACATCACGTTTGTCTTTATAATACAAGTCGTGGTTACCATCAAAGAAGAAGAACTGTTCAAAAGCAGCTCCTAGCTTCTCCATACAACGAATAGTAACATCCATAGTAGTCAAGTTAAGACTGTTTCTATTATGATGCCAATCTCCACAGAAGATACCAGTCTCACAACCGGCGGCTTTTGCTTGTTCTATGTACCAATCTATGAAATCTTCACAATCTTGGTTATGTATTTTACTATTGCCTTTAAGGCCAAAGTGTATGTCTGTAAAAACAGCCGCTTTTTTAAACAATTAATTATCTCCGTAATCGTAATCGTACTCTATAATATTATAGTATATATTAACACATTTGTCAAGACTATTATTTCTTATTTTGGAGAGATACTTCACGTTTTTGCTCAGCTTCCCACTGTCCTTGGTTTTGTCTTGTAAAGCTAGGATTCATATCGTTCATTTCAAGAATATCGTCTCGAATGTTTTGATTTCGCTTCTCGATGTTAATAACACGTACAAAACTGTTAGTTACGGCTGCGGTATAGTAAGCAAACGGGTTAGCAGACTTAGATTCATCAAATTGTAAGCCAATTTGTGCTAATTGTAGTATTGCTTGTCCACGCATTTCGTCGTTGTATGTGTATCCACGTACATTACCTCGTGTTGCATACCTATCACACAACTTCATCCACATCATTGCAAGTTTGTTTGTTGCTTTGCCGTGAACCTTACTAAAATAACCGTTTTCCATACCACCTTCCCAGTGACTTTTTCCTATACATACTAATTCTCCATTATCATCATGTTTGTAATGTTGAAACGGTGGAAAATTTAGTTTTGTTTTATGATCAGCAACAGTCTTGGGTGTCTTTTTGCGTCCGGGTTCGTCCGGAATGTGGTCAAACGACATAATTCTGAAAATTATCTCTTCTTTTGTTATCTTCTTATAGTCGACTTCAAATTCTGCTTGTTTGACTTTTCTACCTTCTAGTTTTGCAGCATCAAATGCTGTTACCTGTAGTCTTTTTGCTTTGTTGCGTTTTGCTTCAGCAATAGTTAATCGGTTAATTTTATCAATACTAGGCAAAATTATATCAAATTGTGCATAGGTTGGGTCAACATAGCTACAAAATGTAGTTTTTGACTTGTGAATCTCTTTTAAGATGTCTTTGTTGTTTAAGTAGTTAACTCTTTTCATGTTTTCTCCAGTTGTTAATACATTATAATATACTATGTTAATAAAGTCAACTAAATAATACTATTAGGAGACATTATGTCAGAATTAGAAATAAATCCAAGTCCAGTTAAAAAAAGTAGTGATGCTTCACAGAAAAGAAATTCTAAAGCACCTTCAAAAACTGACACCATAGGTGTTGGCGCAAGTATTTTAAAAAATGGTGTGAAGCAAACTATAGAAAATATTGCTTCTGGTGGTGTTGGCGGAATAATGAGTGCTATTAGAGGGTTTGGCATTCCACTTGATGGATTATCAAATATCTTTGGTGGCGGCATTAATAATGCGTCCTGGTCAAGAGACGATAATAATGATTGGCGTATGCGTTTAAGTATTCCAGTTGGCATGTCTATGGACCCTATACTTCAAGCTCAACTAACTGAAACTCAAGGTATGATTTTTCCTTACACTCCTAGTATCATATTTCAACATTCGGCACAGTATAGTATGATGAAACCTACACATAGTAATTATCCCTTTCCAATATACCAAAGTAGTCAACCTGACGCATTACAAATTTCAGGAGAATTTTATGTAGAAAGTGCTGCAGAAGGGTTATATTGGGCGGCATGTGTACATTACCTACGTTCGGTTACAAAAATGGCATATGGTGGTGGTACAAGCAACCAAGGTTCTCCACCTCCAATTGTTATAATGAACGGTTACGGTGATTATGTTTTTAAAAATGTTCCTTGTGTAATACAATCTATGTCAGTTGACTTACCGCCAGACGTTGATTACTTGTATCTTCCTGATATAAACACATATGCTCCTACAAGAAGTACAATAACAGTTGTAGCACAACCTACATATTCAAGAAGTGAAGTACATAAGTTTAGTTTAGATAAATTTGTGAAGGGCGGATATGCTAACGGTAAAGGAGGATTTATTTAATGTATTCAGCAAGTAGTCCTTATTTTAAAACACCATTTGTTTCAGGTCAATATTTAGATATATTAAAAATTAGACCAATTCCAGCAGAGCCAGACGATGTACTTTATAATATACAAGTACAATATACACATCGTCCTGATTTACTTGCATTTGATATGTATGGAGACAAAGATTTATGGTGGGTGTATGCACAACGCAATCTTGAAACATTAAAAGATCCTATTTTTGATTTTGAAGCAGGTACAGAAATATTTGTACCTAAAGGACCAGCACTAAAACGTTTGCTGGGGCTATAAATGTCATCACATATCCAAAACATAGATGCTAGATTAAGAGCTAAAGGACAAGAACTAGTAGCTAAAGCAGAACAAGCTGCATCATCAGTATCTAGTCAATTTCAAACATCAGGAAAGATTACAGTTGGCGGCGTTGCAAGTGCTGTTGAAGGATCATTATCAGATATTACAGGTGCAACACTAGATATGCCTAATTCTATAAACGGAATATCAGGAGCTACTCTAGGTTCTTTAGATCTTGCACAAGGTGGAATTAGTCAAGTATTAAATAGTAAGTTACCAGGATTTGGCGGTGCCGGAAAATTAATAGGTGGATCACTTGGAGGATTAAATCAAGCATTTGGCGGCTTAATGGGAGGAATTGGTAAGCAAGAAAATATGCTTAATCCTTTCTCTAGTTACAATTATGTTTTTACTTTAGGGTGTTTAACTGATTTTGAATTAAACTTTCCTGATCAAACATATAGATACAACGATCCTTTAATTACAATTATAAAATCAGGAGGTGGCAGCCCATTAACAGGTAGTAAAACTGTTTATGAAGTTAATGGAAAAACTGAATACTTTATAGACGATGTTGAAATAGAAACTATAATAGCACCAAATAGTAAAACTAGAGGAACAAATGCTGTTGCTATTAATTTCAAAGTGCAAGAACCTTATAGTATGGGACTATTTTTACAAGCATTGCAGATTTCAGCATTAAGTGCAGGACACAAAAATTATATAATGGCACCTTTTTGTTTAAGCGTTGAATTTAAAGGACATGCTGGAAATAGACCAGTTAGCATACCTAATTCTAGACGTATATTTCCACTTAAACTTGTAAATGTAGAATTTGAAGTTACAGAAGGTGGAAGCCAATATGCCGTACAAGCTATTCCGTTCCATGAAACAGCACTCACAGATCAAACACAATCTACAAGAAACGATATAACGTTTGAAGGTAGAACTATTGCAGAAATGTTGCAATGGGGGTTTGATAGTTTAACAACTAACATGAATGAAAAAGAACTTGAAGGTGTTGAACAAGAAAATAAGTCAAAAGCAAATCAATACATTGTTATGTTTCCTACTAAAAAATCTAGTGCAGAAGAAAGTGCAGCATTTTCAAAAGTTGATGAATCTCAAGAAGATAATTCTGCTACATCACAAGGCAATGATAGTGGATCAGGAACACAAAAGCGTGAGCTTACAAAACAACAACAACAGAGACTGTACGAATCGGCTATAGCTGTCCAAGAAAAAAGTCTGTCAATGGAAAAATTTAAAGCTTCTTTAGACAAAGAATTAGGCATTACTGTAAGAAGATCTGATCTTGGAGAAACTATTAGAGATTATGCTGACAAAGAAGAAAATATAAACGATATTGGAAAATCAAAAATTGTAAAATCAAAAGACGATGTTGGTTGCAAGGGTTTTGTAAAAAGTGGCGCAGCACAAAGCGAAACTGAATCAGGAAAAATAGATCGTTGTAAAGTACAGGTTAATCCTGAGCACAGAGTAATGACAGTTAGTAATGGAAAAAAGATTGAACAAATTATAGAGGATGTAATATTATTAAGCGAGTTTGGAAGAAGTATTGTTGAGCAAAAACCAGATGAAAACGGAATGTTAGATTGGTATAGGCTTGAAACAAATGTTTATGTTGTTACAGACCACAATAATGTAGATAAAACTGGATCTCCACCACAAATTTTTGTTTACAAAGTTGTACCTTACAAAGTCCATCATAGTAATTTTAGAAGTCCAACAGAACCTTCAAAGGGTATACCTAATTTAATGGTTCAAGCTGTTAAACAATACGACTACATATATACTGGACAGAATGACGATATTATAAATTTTGATATTAATTTTAATGCAGCATTTTTTACTGGTATTGCCGGAGACTTCGGACAAAAAACTGCTGATGCTAAAACATCAGCAAGCAGTGGTGCAAGCAGTGGTAATAAGACAGCGGCGACTGGAACTACAGAATCAGATAGCTCATCAGTAAATGCTAATGCTGTAAAAGCTGATGTAAACAAAGGAAATACAACAGACACTGGAGGAGTTATGGTACACCCAGAGTCAATAGTTGCTGCAAACTTTAACGAAGCACTAGTAAATTCTCCAGTAGATTTACTTTCTGTAGATTTAGAAATTTGGGGAGATCCTTATTATATTGCCGATAGTGGTATGGGTAATTACAGTGCTGCTCAAGGCCCTGGCACTAATTTAAATTCAGACGGAACAATGGACTATCAAAGCGGAGAAGTTGACATCGAACTAAATTTTAGAACACCAATAGATTATGTAGGAAATTATATGACTTTTCCAGGCGGAGGATCTGCTCCTGTAGGTGCTTTTAGTGGATTGTATAAAGTATTGTTTGTAGCTAATAAATTTTCTAGAGGTCAATTTACTCAAACATTGCAAACAATTCGGAGACCTAAACAAATTACAGATACTAATCAAGTAGCTACAGAAAGTACAGGAGCTGTTACAGCAACTGATCCTAAAAAACAATTAGAAAAAACTGAAACTAACCCGTTAACTGGAAATCCAGAAGGCGCAAGCGCAGGTGGTGGTCCACCACCAGGACATCCTGAGTATAATAAAGGTGCAAGTAAACCTACAAAAAACCAACCCAGCAAAAAGCTACCTGGCACAGCCCGGCAACTTTCAAATGGTAGAATAGTAGGAGGATTTTAAATGGCTGAAGAAACTAGATCCCCGCATATACCGTCTGGCACTAAACAAAAAACTGTAGAAGGCCCAGGTCCGTATGTAGCTGTTGTTAGAGAACATCTTGATGTAGACTACATGGGCTCATTAAAAGTAGAACTATTAAAAACTACAAGTGAAGGTAATTCTGAATCTTCTGGTGAATTTGTTCCTGTAAGTTATCTAAGCCCTTTTTATGGAGTTACACCATATGCTGGAACAAGTGAAAACGAAGGTTATGATTATACACAGAAGAGTTACGGCTTTTGGGCTGTGCCTCCTGATATAGGAACTAAAGTTTTAGTAATTTTTGCAGAAGGTAATAGAGGTAAGGGATATTGGATAGGGTGCGTACAAGATCAAAATATGAATTTTATGGTACCTGGAAATGCAAGTACTAAATTTAATAAAGAAGATCCTACAAAAGCAAGACCAGTTGCGGAATATAATAAAAAAACTGAAGATGCTAATGGAACAAATGCAACACAGTATTTAAAACCTTGTCATACTGATGCTTGTGCAATTTTAGACGGCAGCGGATTAGCAGACGATCCAATTAGGGGAACAACAACATCTAGTGCAAGGCGTGATTTGCCTAGTATGGTATTTGGTTGGAGCTCACCAGGTCCAATTG